CTGTATAGTAATCTATGCTGTTTCTCGACGTGAGAAGAAGAAAGATGAAGATGATGAGGAGCTTTCTTCAGTGGATAGGTCTGATGAGAGGCGAGATGTTATAATTCCGCAATCCGGGGGCTTGTTTGCTGGGGATCACAGGAGGCGTGCATTGTTGAATGCTAGTTTGTTTGTTACATCACTTGTTTCTTTTGGTAATTTGCGGTGGTTCAGAGAGTGGAGTCCTTATGTGTCTTTTTATGGATGGATCGCTGAGATTGTTGGGAGTGGAGGAGATGGTGTGAAAAATGGATGTGTTTTGGCGCCAAAATGTAGGGCTGGGAAAGCTAGTGGTGATATGATGTGTGGAGAATGTGCTAGTGCACGCGCTGCGCGTTGTCTTGATAACCCTAGGTTTTTTGGTCCTAACAAATTTACGCCACAGCATACTTTGGAGGTTTTGATCGAGGATGTATATACTAAGGCTAGTCTGGACTGGTTCTGGAACATGTCTGAGGAGCTTCAGCTGGCAGTTGTCGGCGAAAAAGCTCTAATTGATGAGTTGCGGGCTGGAAAAGTTTGTGTGGATGTGAATCCGCTTGGAAAAGTGCTTCTCAAGTCTACTAGAGAACCATTTGACTGGGTGAATCAGCTACAAGAGTCGAAGCGGATAATGTTTGTTAGCAATGGGCTCCTTAAACAAGAGCTCACTGCTAGTGAATGTCGTACAGCTGAGATCAACAGCAATTTGGGGCTTGGTTGGGAGTTAAAGATACCCGAGGTTGCCCCTTTGCCGTTGGTTGAAAGACTGAGTGAGTTGGATGAGAAAACTGATGAGTCAGATTTTCATCCTTTACCCAGTGGTATCGACAGTCCTGATGACCGGTCTCGGAAGGTGTGGCTCTTTTTACGCAATGGATCGTGGTCGGTCTGGCGTGAGTGTGGAGTCGTACTAACTGGAACTGCGTTCACTTTCAAGATGTGGAAGAATCAACATCCCAAGCTTTCTAAAGCATTGGATTTGTTCCTCATCTTGTTGGCGATGTGCATTATGTACTTGGCGTGTTCTTCTGCTTATGAGTGGATGAAGGGATTCATAGCTCGGAGGTTCGGTCAATACTGGACTCCAAAAGAGGAGATAGCGCTGGAGGCTAAAGGATCGTTATCCCGTCATCGGGCAAGAGCTGGAGGAGCTAAAGCAGTTCATAATCGATTTGAGAAAGATCAGGAATTGGCACCTGTTAAAGATGCTGAGTTTGATCGTCGTGATAGGGGGGAATTTCGCGAGCAACGCGTAAAGTTTAAGAATTATGTTTTTTATGATATTCAAGACTTAGGTGAAAACCGTCCCTCTGGTATGTTAATGATTCATCCTACAACCGGGCAGAAGATGCCCGCCCGCAATCAGGAAGCATATGATGCTCTTGTAGCGGATGGGTTTAAGCCCGATTCTAGTGTGATTAATGCGCCCACTTTATCAATTGATTTGGCTGCTTGGAGAGCAGATCCTGTGCTACAGGGTGCGGCTAAGGTAATGCACTTTGTCCGTGTAAATAACGGTAAGTGTGCTTTGCGCTTGAGTGAGGTCCAAAAAGTTGCGTTACAAAAACAACTTGGAGGAGACCTTAATCGTGCTTCCCCTGCCGTTAAGGCTTTGTATCTCTTGGCTTCTTCGCCTTCAGGGAAAACTATCAGTCCTCAGGAGAAGATGAGGTTTCATGAGATGGTTCACGATGGAGTCGTTAATCTGGAGTCTAACGTCCAGACCATCGTAGATAAGCGTTGTCCTCATGCTTTGGCTGGCAAGAAATGCGGGGATGGTTGCATTAGGTGCGCCAAATCCGCTGATTCAGTTGCTAGTGTTCAGTATGAAGGTATTGTGGGTCCGATAAAAAGGACCCCTGATCAAGACAACGTTTATAAGATTGTCTTAAGGAGCCCTGAATCTAATGAGGGCTGGGAGAAAGTTGGAACTTGTTTCGGAGCTCCACTTGGACTCTTGACAGCACGTCATGTGTTTTATGGTGACACTAGTGATCTTGTGGCGCCGTTACGAGAGTTTAGAGTGCAGACCTGGGATGGGCGAAGATTTGAAATTGAGCCAATGTCGCTCATTACTCCTACGAGAGAGCAGCTTGTTCCCGGACAGTCGGGGGATTTTTGTAGGTTTCAATGCCTGGACAAGGAGTTTATGAAGGAAGTTAACGTTCATCGTGCTGCCTTTAGGCTTCTTCATGGTACAGGGTTGCGCCTACTTCATTTTCCGCCTGATTCCACTAGGCCAGTGTTGGCTAGTGGTAAGTTGGTTAGGAAGAATGTTGATACGGGTGTGTGTGTCTATGATATTAACACGTGGGAGTCGGATAGTGGTTCTCCAGTTTATAGTGATGATGGTCACGTTGTTGGAGTTCATCAAGGCTACCATGTGGGGTTGGATAAGAACGCATTCATCCTTATATATCCGGACCAATTGGTTACGTGGTTTGTTCAAAGTCAGCCTTTAAACTAGTCGTCCCTGTGTATCCAAAGATACTAGATGCCTATGATGGTGCTTTTATTATTCATCGGCAGACTAGGGGTATACAGGGCGATTTTAAGCCACCGTACAATTTAGAACTTTGCGACGAGGTGGAGCGTCAGGAGAAACTTGGTAGACCTGGTCTTCCTTGGGGTTATGGTCCTTCTGTCTTTTCAAAAGATATGTTGTGTAATGACTTCAAGAAAAACTTACAAGTCTACGAGTGGTTTCCGGAAAAAGATGTTTTGCATGTTGCGGAGGAAGCTTTTGCTATTATCTGTGGAAGGTATATGAGAGGAAAAGTTCAAACTCTAGATCAGATTCTTCCCCGTATTGATAAATCACGTTCGCCTGGGTATCCTTTTAATCTTCGTTATAAGACGAAAGGGGAACTTATGGCTTGTGATTATGGGTGGGGGTTCGTTGTAGACATTATTTCTCAAATACTAAGTTCCGGAAAATGCATGGCTAGGTTTGAAGTCCGCCCTGGTTATGTCGTAGTTTATTGCCATGCTTTTTGGCAAGCGTCTGGCAAGGGTGAGATGAGATCAGTTGACAAGTTGCTTAATCCCGATGTTGGCAAACGTAAGACGCGTACATTTATGGCAGGCGATTTTGTTTGCCATTGTATTTCGCTGATGTTGTATGGGGACCAAAACGACGAGTTGCTGCGGATGTCTCAGGAGAAGGAGTGGAGTGCTGTTGGTATGTCACCTTGGTACGGTGGATGGAATAAGATGGCTAGGGAATTGCTAGGCAAAGTTCCTCCAAGTGAAGCTAAGTTCGCTTGTGAGGATGTCGGGCATATGGAAGCGAGTGTTAATGATTACTTCCAAACTGTTATCTATCGCGTACGCAATCAGAATTTGGTTAATGAGTTCTTAAAGCCAAGTGAGGTCGTTAATTTGATGAATTGGCTTTTTGGGAACACAGTATATTCTTATTGCTTAGACGTGATGGGGTTTCTTTTGCTGTTGATAGGGAAGAATAAGTCGGGTCATTTTAATACGTTGACTGACAATACTCTTTGCCTAATTCTTGAGTTGCTTTATAGGATGGTGCATTACATGAAGTATAATGCGGTGAATGCGCATACACCTCATGGTTGCGAGCCTGGTGCTCCCTGTGCTCCGTCCCTTGATGCGGTTCTAGTGCGTTACTTTGAAACTCCGCTTAGAGCCATGGGCGATGATTCTATCATCGCCGATCATGACTGGGTAGAGCCTTCTAGGAGTGTCGCAAGACACTTAGGATTTGATATCAAACTTGAATGCCCTGTTGGGCTATTGTCTGATTCCTCATTCCTTAACGCAGGTTTCCATTTTACCGGGGTAATGTGGTACATGCGTCCGAACTTTGATAAACTTCGAGCTTCTATACTCTTTAATTGGAAGAGTAGATCTTGGAGATTGACTTATGTCAAGGTTTGTGCGTATCGTATGTTGGTCTTTCCCTTCGAGAGGTATCGTGTTGAGGCGGATGCTATGTTGGACTACATTTCGCGAAATCACGATGAGGACATGAGACGTGAGACGTCCATGGACTCAAAGATTACCTATGTTTCCGCCTTAGCCTCTCGGATGTCTGATCGAGACAACCGTTGGCTGATAAGCGGCTTGGAGGGAGTTGGCGTGGAGAGCCATTGGAAGATGGGTTGCGGCGCCGCGGTGTCGTTTCTTCTGGATTCTTTGGAAGTCGAATAGTGCATGCGATCCAAAATAAGAATCCGGGTTTTCCTGAGGTTCTCCTAATGTCTTTACAAACTGTATTATATGCCTTGTGTGGAGTTTTTTGCTTTGCTGAGACGTGTGTGTTGTTTTGTTTGTGAGAGGCTCGGTGATTGTTTTCCTGAGCGTTTGACTGCTACTTTGACTGTGTTAGAGATTGTTTACTATTGCATTGCTTGTGTTTACTTTTTCGTTGAGCTTGTCGTTTTGTTAGTGTCTCTCTTGCGTTAAGATATGTCTGCTAGTGATTTAGCACGTTCAGAGAGGGTGTTGGATAAAATCGGGGCTAAGCTTGGGCTTACCCCGTCAGGAAAAGAGTGGGTGATTGCTGCGGTGGATCCTTACCATGATACTCCCCTCAATTGTTGTGGGTATCCGGACAACAATGAGGCGGCCTCTGTTGTTCAAGTGGTTAAGTTATCTACTGCCCTTGTTGTTCCTAGTGAGGCTAGTACAGGTAACTGGGACTGTCATATTCATTCTTTTCCTTGGATGGAAGGTGGTAAAGGGGTTGGGGGAAATTTCGCTTTAACTACGAACGGTAATCAGATTACTGGTACTGGTACTTTCCTCCTTGGTGGTTCAGTTACCACCCCTACCTCCGTCACTGGTTCCAACACCTTGTGGGGTGGGCTTGTTGTTGATTCTGTGGCCAGTGGTGCTAATACGTTTCAGTATCTTGACTTGGGGACTCCTTTGGCTCCTTTTCAAGCGCAACTTGCTCCTTACCTCACTGGGGAATATAGGATAGTTAGTATGGGCTTTGAGGTGATCAATACTACGTCAGAGTTGAATATTCAAGGTTTGGTGACCGTGTATCGGCAGCCAACCTCAAATATAGATTCTGCGAAGTCAACATTGATAACTTCTGGCCCGTTGCTTTCTGGGGGTGGTACTATATCTACTATTAATTACGGGTGGCCCGATTTATTGTTGTCTAATACCCCTCCAGCTACTCCTGGGGAGGCTCTTTTGTTGGATGGATCTAAACAGTGGAAAGCAAAGGACGGCTGTTATGTCGTCTCCACTTTTAATTCGTCTGAAAATCCTCCCGGTGCTAATAGCACATCTCCTGTCTTGCATCTGTCTAATTTGGATGCTAGTGTTCAGAATTTGGGTGTCAACTGGGTTTACGTGACTCCGAGTGTTTCGTCAGGAAATCCTCCTGCGGCGTTTCAGCCGTCACAGGTTACGGGAAACCCAGCTGACACTCCTAATGTGTTTGTTACTGCCTTACTCCCCACTGGAGGCGTGTGGCTTCAGCCTTTTAATGGGGCTGGAGCTTATTTTACTGGTCTTTCTAATTCTACCACTCTTCAGCTCAATGCCATTTATTATATTGAGCGTTTCCCCACTCAACAGGATCATGATCTCGTTGTGCTTGCCCGCAATTCGTGTCGTGGAGATGCAATTGCGTTGGACTTGTATTCCGAGATTGTTAAAGAGATGCCTGTTGGGGTTCCTCAGCGTATGAATGGTATGGGAGAGTGGTTTGCTGATGCTGTTTCAAGCGCTGCGGATTTTATATCGCCTGTTCTTAGTGCGATTCCGCTTCCTATGGCCCAGACAATTGGGGCAGGTGTTAAGATGGCTGGCGGTGTGGCAAAGTCACTTGGGTCTAAGAAGGAGTCTCCTGGCCAGACCTATAGTGCCACAGGCTCTAATGTCTCTGCAAAAGGGACGTCTAAAGGAAAAGTGGCTAAGCCTACTAAGAAAAAGAAAGGTTAATTATTACTTTACTATTACTAATGATGTCGTGACGATTTGGTTTTTTGTCTGAACGATTAGGTATGTGTGTAAATTCTCATTGATGTTATGTGTTTGAAGATGACTG